TGCTGATAATAACATTGGTTTATATTTTTCTATATAACTCCAAAGTTGTTTTCCATCAGGCATCCAAGGCATTTTAGCCCAAAATTCAAATCCTACTTTATCGTCTATAAGTTTCCAAAACTGGCTTTTGCTAAATTTAGCCTGATATTCGTCAGGAACCATACCTCCAAAGTATTCAAAACGCTTGTCAAAGTCAGTTAAAACACCATCCATATCACAAAATATTTTATATTGAGCGATCTGAGCGGCTTGTTCTTCCTCTTTAAGTTGTTTATATAACGCTGTTAATTTATACATTTTTAATTGAATCTTCCCAATTTCTAAGAGTCATATTTCCATGCTCATATGCTTCACGTTCCAGTTGGTCTAATTCTCCACCTTCATTTGTGTTAGTGGTGTGAATGTTGTTTAGTCGACCTTCGTTATCTTGAATACGGTGAATCATCTCATGAGCGTATGAACGTAATATATCTTTTGGATGGCGGCCAAGGGTAAATAAAGTGATTGAACAACTTGAGGGATCGTAGTATGCTGTTTTACCTAAAATGTTTGAAGCATTTTCAGAATCGTTGTTTATTATTTTTAATTTAGGTAATGGTTTAATATTCATACCACTATCTAACATATATTTAGTTAACGATGCTAATGCGCTTTTAAAATCTGTGGGTTGTTCATGTTGGCAACCACAGCTTTCTTCTAATTTACTATAACTTAATGCTTTTATAAAGTCCTGGTAATCGATTCCTGCTGGTAAAAATTGAGTAATGTTTTGGTTTGTATTTAATGCTGTTCTGAAGTCAGATGCATTTAAGTTTTTACCTTCAACTGTTTTAGTTCCACCATCTACTATGGTTACATTAGGTTTATCAACTAATGCTTTATATCTGTCAAATTCACCTTTACCAAATGCTGCTAAAAATTTGTCGTTAGGATGATCTTTAATGTAATCTAAAACATATTTTACAGGTGAACCCTCAGCAATTACAATTTCAATTTTATTTCCTAATAGTGTTTTATATAATTCCCAAACCGTTTTACTTTGTGAAGCTGTTATGTTGTCAATTTGTTTAGGAGAAATTATAATTACTACTCTATCGGCTTTAGTTAATAAGTCTTTAGCTACTTCAAAGTGCCCAGCATGTGGTGGCTTGAATTTACCTGGGTAGAGAGCTACAGTTTCTCCTTCCAATAACGGTTGTATAAGTTCTTTAACTAATGAATTCATTGATTTTAGATTTAGCATCTTCCATAGTTGCAAACTCAGGTAAGTTTTTAACCATGTTTTCAATATCTTTATTAAGTTGTTCCTTGTCAGCTTTAGATTTAGCTATTTCTTCAGGTGTTTTAGGTTTACCTTTAGCTTTAGAGGCTTGAAAAAATGGAGCAGTAAGTTCTGGAGAGAATGTTTTAGTTGCTCCTTCAGGATCGTTGTTTATTAATATAAAATTGTCTTTAAATTCTTGTTTATAAATGTTTATATTTTGATTTACATCTCTCCAAGTACGTAAAATAATGCTAGGCATTAAACTACGATCACGACCCTGATTACGTTCTAAAGACGTTAATGGTGAAACATAAATCATTAACATTAAACATTTATAACCTAAATTTTCTAATTCTTGTTTCTTTTTTAATAGAGGTTTTGATGCACCACCAGTACCATCTATAATTAAATTTTTACGTTCAGATGAAGATTGTGCTAATTTTTCTTTAGTAGCTTTTTGGGCTTGACCCATTAATTTAGCTGCTTGAGACAATTCATCTGCTGTAAAATCTTTTTGTTTTAAACCTAAACCACTTGCTTTTAGTAATTCTTCGTAAGTATCATCTATGTTGATAGTAGTGAAAGTTGTAGGTAAAAGTTGTTTTGAAACATATGACTTACCACTGCCAGCAGGTCCCGCTAAAAATATAGCTTTTGGCTGGTTTGTGGCTTCCAGTAATAGATCGATAAGTTTAATCATACTCTAAATATAAATAAAAGACCTAGCTAAACCAAGTCTGTTATAAATATGTTAAATACCTGGATCGATCTGTACTTCTGTTGGGAATTGTTCAAATGTTGGTTTAACTTCGGGGTGTTCTAATTTGTATAATTCATGTATATACCCGAATAATTTTATGTTTTCTTTTAGTGATTTTTCTGATTCGTATATTTCCCAACCTTTGCCTTGTATTTTTTCACCTTTTTTATCTTCGCCACGTTTTGATGATTTTAGCCAAAGAATGCCCATTCTGTCAATTTTTTCTTCATATAATTCGTTCCATGCTTGAGCATAGGCAGCTAACTGTAAATCGTAGCTGGTGTGTAGTGAATTTGATGTTTTAATATCTAATAACCATTTTTTACCGTCTATTTCAATTACTAAATCGCAAGTACCAGCATATATGTATTTGTCTGAAAATAAATGTATTTCACTTTCAATTAATGTTGGTTTGTATGTAGACCAAAATTCATGGAATTTTAAAACCATTTTCCAAATGTCTAATGAATATTTTGAATATCCATTTTCGTCCATCCAGGTAATTTTTTCACCTAATAAATAACGTTCAATAGCGTCATGCACTTGTGTACCTTCTTCAGCAGCTTTTCTAGCTATAACATCGGCATTGTGGCCTACATCTTTTAACCAGTTTTCAAAAAATTTACCTTTAGGCATGTATTGTAAAATACTAGTTACTGAAGGGTAGTACTTGTCATTTCTAGTATAGTATCTTGTATCTAAGATGTTAACACGTTTTGAGTCTTGATCTACGGCTACAATACGTTTAACACTTTTTTTATAGACGTTTACATTTTTTTCAATCATAATTGTTGAAGTTTTTTCTCAAGTAAATTTGAGAATGTTAGTGGTATGGTTTGTTGAACCAAATTTGTAAATCTTTCAAATCCCATTTCGCTTGGGTCTTTATCTTCTAGATTTACTAAATATACTTCTTTACCTTCGTTCATTAATGTTTCACAAAAGTTAAGAGATTGTTTAATAGCATCTTTGTCTAATGCTATATAAATTTTTCCTACAGAAGAATTTAATATTTTTTTCATTAAACTCTTTTGAATTGTTTTACCCAACAATGGTATGGCATTACGTTTGATAGCAATAGCATCAAACATACCCTCACATAAAATAATAGGTACATTCCAATTAATAAAAAGCTCTAATCCAACTATATTTCTAGAAACATCGGGATTTTTATATTTTAAAGTAGAGTTTTTATCAAAGTTTCTTGCGGTAAAATAATTAAGATTTCCTTTATCATCGTACGATGGAATAATAATCATATTTGAAAATTTACCAAACTCACAATACCCGATATTGTATTTAGTTATATCTGCTTTAGTAATACCACGTTTATTTAAATACGATATTGCTTTTTTAGCTACTAAACTGTTTATAGGTGGTTTAACTAATGATATAAATTCCTCTGGCAATGTAATTTTGGTAGATACTATTATTTCTTGTTTTTCGTCTGTTGATGATGATTTAACTAAAAATCTTAGTTCACTAATTTTGTCAGGGTCAGCTGCTATTTTCTTAAATAATGTAGTTAACTTTTTACCTTTAAAACCACACACCCAACATTGATATGATTGGAAATGAGGTGATGATTCTTCTAAATTAACTTCTAATTTAAGTTTATGGTGTTTGCAATTAGGACAGTGGTACGCCCTATTACCTTTAGATGTAGGTCTACCCTTACCCAAAACAGAATCTATTAAATATACTAAAGCAGTATTAGACATTGTCTATAATGTAATAAAAATAGATTAACAAGCCTAGTTAAAATCTTTTCTAAAAAATTTACCAAGTATATTATCGTTGTACCATTTTTCAGGTTCTTCTAATACACCAAAGTAGAAAAGATATTTACACTCGTAGTAGGTTAATAACTTTTTATTGTCAACAAACTTTATTATTTCACGTTTAAATTCGTTGTGTTTATTTTCTTTTAATAAATCAAGAATAGGTTTAGCTGAGCCGTGGTATGTTTTCCAATCAGATTCTTTTTGTACTTTTTTAGTTGATGATTTACGACCGGGACCTGATTGTTCTGCTAATTCTTTTTTAGTAAGTTTTTTTGTTAGGTTATGGTAAAGTGCTTTCTTACCTATATAAGACATTTTTGTAGGTTTATGAGTTACTATATAAATAAACCCATAAGTATTTTCAGGAAAGTCTTCTAATTTTTCTATAACCTCGTTATTGTATAACCAATTGTTCATTTTTTATCTATCTATGTTTATAATTATTGTAGTATCTGTTGTAGGTGATGAAGGAAGTGGTTGTGCTAGTTTTCCTACTGCTAATAAATTTTGTTGATCATCATATAAACCAACAGTAGTAATGTAAGGATTAAAGTAAGATTCTGTAGCAAAACCTAGTAAATTTTCATCTGGTGTATAAAATGTTCCGTTTGAACTTGTATATGATGTACTACCTGAGGATATTGTTGGGTTTAATGTAAAATTAAATTCATTTTCTCCAATAGTACATTTATATTGTGTTTCATATATAGTATATGAACTTGAAAACGAACAAGTAACATTAGATGATGATACAAAATTAAGTAAACTTGGGAAAAATGAAACACCAGGACTGCCATATTCTCCTTCACCATATGGTGTAACCCCATAAACCGAGTATCCATATAAATCACTTAATGAAAACACGGTTGGGTTACCTGTTAAAACTATTAACCCATGAGGATAAAATATATTACCTACCATTACAGAACTAGTAGTTAAACTAGAACTAAAATATATATTTCCTTCTCCATCGTCTGTTAAACTACCACTTTCAGCCGAGAAATAAAATGATCCTGGGCGGATGTAGTCACCATATAATTTTGTTGGGATAGATATAACTCCTACTCCTACTGTTTCTTCGTTACTATATTTTGAAGTGGTAGGAAAATATTTTGGGTATGTTAATGTTGTTTGTAAGTAATTATCGTATCTAGGACCATTAAAACTTCCTGTTAATACATTACCTTCGGGTATAGCGCCTAATATAATGGATGCTGTAGGGGCATTGTCCCCGTAACTTGAAGACAAATAATTTGAATAATAAAGATGTCTAACTGAGTAGTAAACTAGACTTTCAAAGTCCATAGGAGCTATTTCTCCTGCGGGTATATCTGTTCCACCATATATAGAGTTAAGACTATCATATGTAGATGATCCATATACGCCGGCTTCAAATACTGAGGACGTTTTGAGAAAATTTCGTCCTAAGAATCTATCAATTCCAACATTTGAACCAGTAAAAACCGAGTCTCCTTGAAAGGTAAAATTTTTGTTTACCTCTAAGGGAGTTACAATAATATCAGATGCTAAAAATTGTTTGAACGCACCCATTCATCTTAGAAATCTAATTTTACTCGTACTAAGGCTTCTTTAGTAAAATCTTTAGGTAAAGGTCTTGACATTTTAGCTACAGCTAATAAATCACCAGCATCGTTGTACATTCCAATTGTTGTAATATATGTTTGAGGATTGTTTATAAAGATAGGATAATTTACTTCACCAGTTGATGCATTTGTAAAGCTTGGATTTTCTGTATAGTTGTATTGAGCGTTTTTTACTCTAACAAATACATAATCAGCAGATATAGTTTCTTGACTTTGTAATGTAAATGTGCCACCAGAAGAAGGATAATTTCCAGCATTAATAGCATCAAATAATCTTACATAATTCAAACCATCTGTATTAGATGAAGTATTTGGAGTTAAACCTATTGAAGCAGATAATGCAGCTGGGTTTAATAAAATTACTCCAATATCTGGTAAAAGCCAACCATATGAACCTGAGCCGGGTTGGTATCCATAGGCATTTGATCCTGTGTATACAACACCTGCTGATCCACTAACTAATTGAAATACACGTCCTGCATCTTTAAATACCACAGTATTAGTTACTGTACTGTCGTCTGTTAAAACAAGTCGACTATTATAAAATAAATTTAATGTTAAAGTGCCAGGAAGTAAAGATTCTCTATAACGATTTCTGTCAACGTTTATAGCCCAAAATTGAGTTGAGGTATATTGGTTGTTTGATCCTGCTGCTCCAAAGGTAAAATCTGTATTTTCGTCTCCATTTATTAAGGTACGATATTGACCGTAAGTTGTTTTAGTTGGAGTAGAACCAGATACAGATGCATTGTAGTAAGTAGATCCATAACCAAATTTATTACCATAAGTAATGGCAAATTGAACTTCTGCTGTTGTTAAACCAGAAGCTGTTTGATAAACGTTGAGATAAAAATCTCCAGATGCACCTGCTTCTTGAACGGATGAAGTATAAAAATTTGTTAGTGTTGGTGCTCCACCAGTCCATGTTGCTGATGCTACTGCTTCTGAGCTTACTACAAAATCTTCTGCTGGTATTGATTGGTATGCCATATTAAATTATATTATAGTTTTACTATTTGTAAAGGAATTGTTAAACGAGCTCCACTGTCTTTTCCAGTTACAGTTAATGTAGCATTAAGTACAGCTCCTGTAGTTGAACCTGATGGGTATAATGTGTTTAAAGTTGTTGCTCTAAATGTAATAGAAGTGCCTACTACTGTTTGAGACACGTTAGTACCAGATGTTACAGTAACATTAGATCCGGTTGGAGCATTTGTTACACCAACTGCTGTAAATGAACCTAATAATCTAGCATCAGAAACAGTAACCATATACCCACTTGATTCTACTTGTGAATTATAGTTTAATGTTTGAGGATTCATAGTATATGATGCTCCTTGTTTTAAACTTATAACGTTAGTACCTAAATCAAGAATAGGTAATTTAGCTGTTCCACGAGGTAAAGTAACTAATTTATACTTCATTATTTGAGTATCCAAAGGAAATGCTTCTAATAAAGGCATGCTTGTAATAGCTTCACCGTAGTATGCTGAACCCGATGGGTGGTTTGGGTTATATAATGTATAATCGATTTCGTCATCGGATAAAGCAAATTGTGTAATTTTAAATGATCCGTCGTTTCTTGCCATTAATTGACGACCTTTGGTTGTTAAAATTGCGTCTACTGTAATAACGCTATTATTTAGATATCCCATTTTTGTGTATTTTTATTATAAATATTAATATTTTATATTCTTATTAAGATGGTATTATTCCTTTTTCTTTTAAACTTGTTATAATTTTGTTATAATCCATACCTGATCCACGTTTAGCCATATATTGAGGTATTATAAATCCACCACCACCAGTGTATCCAGTACCATCCCAATCTAAAACCATAAATGATGGATTTACTTCTAATCTTCTAACTAAAAATGAATTTACTTCTGTTCCATCTATAATTGGACGGTCTAGTTTTAATTGTAAATATGGGTTATAAAATGATGATGTAGGTGTAGGAGTACCAGTTGCTATTTCTCCTGGAGGGTATGATTCTACTACATTATATACTTGAGATTCATCTCCCTCAAATCTAATTTGATCTCCAGGATATATCTGGAATGGTATATAATCTCCATATCCAGCATTTTTTTCACTTCCTGAAGGAGTCCAGGCTTGAAATAATGCTCCAACATCTGTTTGTTTGTATATATTCTCTGTAAATTGAGGGCCGTATAATATATTTTTATCTGATCCAGTTGTCCAGTAGTATAATGAACTTCCTGGGTTGTAAGATGCAGTTGTATATCCGGTTGATGTAGGACCGTTTTCTTGTTCTACTCTTAGTTGTGGGTTAGGGATATAAACACCCATTTCTTTTAATATTTGAGAAGCTATAGCAAGATTAATGGATGCACCTGTAGTAACAGGATTTGTTGTTCCTTCAATATATTTTATCCCTGCTCCTTCTATTTGTATGATTTTAAATACTACAGAATAGGCTTTAGAAAGATCTATATTTATCCAGTCCGTTGATAAAGAAAAAGTATATGGTTTATATACCTTCACACCAGATGCATTTCCGCTACTTGGACCAAAAGCATATTGATTATTACCACGAACTTCAAAATTCGCTTGAGCTATTACTGTGGCGTCACTTGCCCCATATGTACTTCCAGTAGGAAATTCTTTAATTTGAACGTTAAACGTTACAACTGTGCTGTTTTGAACTTGTTGTTGAATTGGCCCTCCAGGATTTCCTTCATATGCCTCACTATAATTAAATAATAAAATATTATTAAGTGTAGATGTAAGTTTTACTCTAGTATACTTACTTGTATTGGTAAATCTAATGTTATTTGAACCTGTAGTAGTAGTATTACTAACATATACGTTTCCGTTTATAGGAAGTTGAGTATAAGTTGATGGTACAGCAATTGATGTTGGACTAGAATTATAACTAGATGCTCCACTACTACCTGTCCATAAACTTTTAAAATTAGGTATACTATTAGAATTAAAATAAGTTATAACACTATCGTAATAATCTGGGTATTTAAAGAATGCTATTGATGTTAATGCTACACTTGCTGTTGGTATACTTCCTGTTTGAGATGCAATTACGGGAACTGGGAAGTTGTAAGGGTATAAAATACTTCTTAGACCATTAGACGGGTATGAGTTATCAGCTGCTCTAATTACAACATTAACATCAGCACCTTTAATAAACGTTCTAATATAACTATCAAAATATATTCCTACATCTGACGGTTCATATATATTTCCATCAATGTCAATCAATGCTCTAACATGTGCTGCTGATTTACCTATAAAATCTGGGGTAGTTCCTCCAATCCAGTCAAAGTAAAGAAAATAATTTTCTAAAAGTTGAACATTTGGAGTTTTATCCGGGCCTATATCAGATGAAGAATAAAAGTTTAAAATAGCAGTTTCTAATTTAGCACCTTGATATTTTGCTAATGCTCTTGGGGTAGAATAATAATTAAAATCATTTACTTGAGCATAAGTAGCTGATCTAGAAACAACAGCTTGATAATTAACAGGAACGGTTGTAGATGTACTATAATCTATTTGTTGGTAAATTGAACTAACTCTATCTTCAATAGCATTATTCATTGTAACATCACAATCTGTATTTGTAAATGCTGTTGTGAGAGTTGGATCAAACACAGTAACAGATGTAGCTGAAGATGATGGGGCTACTAATTGAGCTATATTTAATCTTGCTCCTGAAAGGCCATTATTTCCTGTTGTATATGTATGAAACATTGTTAATGCTATACGAGATCCTTCTATAGGGTAAGAGGATGTAGGAGATAAACGATTTCCTAATGGAGCAGATAGGGTTAATATCTGATTTGAGCCTGTTGACGCTACAGAAGCTATTACTTGACCCGAAAGAAGTCCAGGAGGATCTGTACTGGTATCAAGATTATAAGCATATACTAAAGACATTGTAACATTTGCTGCTGAGGCAGTTGCAGATGCAGTGATTGTAAATCCTATATTTGGTGTATCCGCAAATGTATATATCCCAGAGGATGCTGTAAAACTTGATGAAGCTGAGCCTGAGAGGTATGTATAATTTCCTATTATAAGCGTAGAGGGAGGAGTAAATATAGGTTGATTTATGTTTGCTGCCCCACCACTTGCATATGTGCTATAGTCTCCTATTTTATTAGAAGTTATAGACATTCTGTTTTTAGAATTTACTAAATAAAGATAATAATTAGGGTATTCAGATATTGATAATACATCATATCTTGTATAATCATATTTAAATGGAGATGTAGGAGCTAAAGGTACTAATGTTCCATATACATCTTGAAATTTAATTCTAATTTGTTGTAAACTTTGCAAAGACAAAGTATTATCAGATCCATCATTATCTACTCTATTTATTTTAACAAATAAAATTCCTTCACCCATAACAACTTTACCAGATGGGTCTACTATAGGTGTTTGTTCAACAACGTTTCTATAAGTATCTTGTGAATAGTATAAAAATATTTCTCCAGAATGTGGAGCTACATTTTCATTCATGAATTCATTAATAGTCATAATAGAATATAATTCCTCATAAAAAACATAAGGAGGATATCCTAAGTAACTATTGCCGTAGAAAAATTTAGATGTATATGAACTTCCTATTGTATCAACTTCTAAAAATTGAACACAATCTTCGTCTATTAATCTTTGATCAGATATTGTTAAGTTAGAACCACTTAATTCACCATTATAAAATTCTTTTTGATCATTATTTACAAATACTCCATAACCTAAAGGTCCTAAAATTGAACTAGACCAAGATTGAGTAATATTAATATAATAATTTGAAGATGAAATACTACCATGTAAATCAGGAAATACACCTGCTGTGCTACTACTAATTGCTTCTATAGGAAATGATTCAAAATCTGAGGGAGGTTGGGGTGTTGTTTGCCCATAATATAAAGATGAAGACTTACGACCTATAGAAGAGGTAATTGTAATGTCTTTTATTGGCGGTCTATAGAATGATGAAGTCATTAGTTAGGTATATTATTAATTTTAGCTAATGGATCTCCTACATATGCTATTACACTGTTTGCACTTGTTCTAGGTTGTGGATATTTCCTTCTTTCTAATAAAGTAGGTTTTATCACAATCCCTGTAGCTAAACTAGTTCTAGCAGGTACAAAATCCTTAATCATTTTAAATAAAGAATTATCGTAGAATTTAATTAATCTAATATAATCCCACAAATTATAATTATGAGTATATTTAGAAAAATATTCATCTCTTAATCTATCTAAATCAGGATAATTTGGAATTGTATCTAACATTTGTCTTGGGTCGCCAATATAATTACCTATATTGAAATATCCAAGTTGAGATATAATATCGTCATTAACTTCGTCTTGAGGAGAAAATGCTACTTCAACATAATCTACATCTGGTGTATAAACTTCTGAGTATGAATTTTGTTGAACAGTAATGTATTGAGATAATACACTTCCTGAAGGCTCGTTAGTAGGAGCTATTTGAATTTTTTCTGTTATTGCATTTTTAATACCAGCAATGGGTTGATCTTGATAAATAGTTTCTTCGTTTGAAACAAAACTAAATGATCCAGATAAATAATATGTACTATTTCCTGTTACAAACGATTGAGTAACAGGATATTGAGTAATTGAAGGATGAATTGAAGTTCTAGTAGTAAGAGAAGCACTATTATCTAATACTGTTCCTAATGGTGCTCTAAATATTAAAGCATTAAATGCTGATTCTGATCCTGTAAGTGAATTTCCTTCTATAGAATAAGGATTCATTACATAATCATTAAATGATGATTCAGACAAATATGTAGTATACATTCTTAATTCTTGGAATGAACCTGAGAATGGAAGGTATGTTCTACCTGATATTGTTTGACTACCAGAATTAGATAAATATAAAGATCCGGTTGCTGCTCCTAAACTACCTGTTACAGAAGCAGATGCTTGAAAACCAATTGTACTTCCATCATAGTTAGAATATATGTTGTTTTTAGCATATAATGTTTGAGTAGAACCACTCATTACTAACATTGTTGACCACCATCCGTTATCAAAAAACGGTAAATAAACACTAGCAGATGATCCACTAACTGTGTTTATAAACTTTAATGTTCCGTAGTAATCATAAGGATTAACTATAGAACCTGAATATGAACCACTACTAAGACCAGAAGCTGTGTAGTCTAAAATAATAGAATAATTATCTGTTTTTAAAAGTGTTTGATACGAACTTGTAGATGGAACACCATGAGTACTAAATCTAAAAGCTATAGTTTTAGGATCAATCCCAGCGGATGAAGCAGTATATGTTGTTTTAACATATCCATTTCCATAAACATCAAATGAATAATTAAATGTATCTTGAAAATTATCCCAACTAGATGCTGCTTTAAGTTTACCACCAAATTCATTTATTCTAAGAATAGTATCAGGAATACCATATAAATTAATTAACAACCTTAAACCTTCAGGTGTACCCTTTTTCTTTAATAATACAGGTAAGTTGTGATAAATTCGTTTATAAATTTCTTTATTTACACTATCTAGTGGTAATATCGAACCTGTGGCAGAAGCAGTAACATAAGTGTTTACGTATTCTAAACCTGATCCTGAAGGAACTGGTAAAGATGAAGTTGCATTTGGTATTAGTAAAGTACTACCTGACGGGGTTATACCTAACAATGCTGAATATACGTCTGCATCTGAGAAGTTATTTTGGTATAATTTTACTCCTAAATCTCTAATAGCTTGAGCTACTATGTCTTTAGAAATACCATATTCTAATCTATTATCTGCATCAAATTTATTTGTTATATCTTTTAAATATAACCAAACATTATCAAAATGTTGACCTACCATCTGAGTAAATAAAAGATATTTACTATTGTTGTCATCTTCTCTTAAATAATCAGGTATGTCTAAAATTAAAGCATCTTTATTAGTATTTTGATCATATTCTAAAGCATACACAGATTGTGTTGCAAACCAACTTAATGCTGATGGTGAAGTAGTAGAAGCATTTATGTAAGGGATAGAATTATTTGTTTTGGGCCAAGTAGTACTACTTGATTCATAATACAAATAATATTCATAACCGTCAAAATTAGTTATAATTTCATTTATTTTATTTTGCCAAATGTTATAGCTACTAGAAACATAATAATTGTTACTTATAGAAGCACTAGCTAAAGTAGCGTTAGAAGTATATGTTTCTATTAAAGAAAGTTTATAATAAAAATTTTCTAAACGAGTTTGAGCTGAGGAAAAATGAATAAAGTTAGCGTAATCAGAATAGTCTACATTTATTTCTATTCCTTTTTCTGCTAAAATGCTGTTTAATTGATAATATATACTACCTGACCCTAAAAGTGAAGTATTTTGAGTTAATATGTTCTTGTTAAGATAAGAAGTAGAATTATTTATTTGATTTTGAACATCAATATTAAAATTAGGACCTGCTATTCTGTTAAATACTGTTTCTTCAGGAGTAAAAACAGATTGTATTTCAACCGAATATGCTATTGGAGACGCTACATTATCTACAACCCAACATGTATTGTTAACACTAAATCCTGCAGGTAAAGGTTTATATAATTTAATTGCAATTGCCGGGTCTGCAGTATTGTTATTGTATAAACTATTTACACCTATTAATAATGTATTTCCACCAAAATTTAAATAAAAATAACTGTCATCATTAGTTGCTTGTTGAAGTGGGGCATCTGATGTGATTGTATTATTTAGTGGATTTAATTGTTTTAATATAATCTCTGTTCTATCTGAGCTGATAGATGAGATGTATAATGGGTTGGTACTATCTCCTAAAAGTGGAGTTAAAAAATTATAATATGCAACATGTTTCCCTTCAGAATATCCTAAATTTTCTAAATCTTTTTGAGGATCAACTACTACTTCTATACCTACAATGTTGTAATCTACAAAAGGAGATACTTGGTTTACTAATACGTTTTGAGAATTATAAACATATAATTCAACATAGTTATTTGGGTTTAAAGTAAAATCTATACCCGTTTGGTCACTTTGTTGTACATAAGAAACATCACTATCAAAAGTTTGATATTGATATTGCAATGCATCTATTTGGTTTATATTTATAATATCTTGGGCCATTTATTTTAGCTAGAAGAACCTGATAATGCACTTATTTGGGCTTTTAATAATTCATTTTCAGATTGTAATTTAATTAATTCGTTTTGTTGAGTAAAAGTTTCTAAATTTTCTGCTCTAAGATTATTAATTTCATTTATTAATGCTTGAATAGTTTCGTTTATTGATTCTCCCCCAACATACTCTGAGCTTCTTTTAACTAAATATTCGTGTGAATTAGTTTCTCCAGTTATAGGAATACTAAAAAATAAAGTATCGTAAGCATTAAAAAAATCATTTACTGTAGCAATTGGATTTGAGGCGGTTGGTGGGGTGGGAGAAACTGTTTGAGAAAAAGTAGTGTTTATAACCTTACTAAATTGAGTAGGATTATAACCTGTTTTAGATAAAATTATTTTTTCTTGTGCCATTATTCATTAACAACTTTAAAATAATAATTGTCGTCTAAAATTAATGTTTCTCCATTAATTAAAGTTTTAACTAAAAATTTATAATATCTTTCTGGCTCTAAGCCGTTCATATAAATCATAAAATAATTACCTTGATCATCTGCACTTATTTTAGTATAAGTCGTATCAAAGTCAATTACAAATTCATTTGTATATAAATCTTTTACAGCATAATAAGATGCAGTTGGTAAATAATAATTTTGAATATAAAATGAACTAGTTTGGAATATACGAGCTGGGTATTGTGGGCGCACGTCTAATCTAAATTTTTCAACACTATCCTTTTCAAAAAATCCTTTGTTATTAGGAAAAGTAGCTACTATTTGAGATGAAGTTATAAATGTTAATCCACTAGAACCAGTATTAAATGTATAATCATTCCATCTAATTTCTAAACATGGAGGATATATTGTATGAGTATCTACTGAAAAGTATTTTAGTTTGGGTTGAATATCTTCGTTATCTACAAATTCAGAAGCTTGTTTAACAATAAATCCATTGTTTGGAATAGAACTACTATACCAAGCCCCAACTATATTAGTTACATTAGCATTAATGTCTTTATCAGTATAATAACCAAATGTTACAGATGCAGATAAACTTGATGTTACATACCAAGTACCTCCACCTACAGTAGATGAATATGAACCTGTAGTTCCAGGACTAAATGATCCTGTTGTCCATTTACTTCCACTTAAATAATCTTTCCAAATCCAACTTACACCAGTTGTTGTTTTAGGAACATTTGCATATTTTCCTACTCCCATTTCCCAAGATTGGGATACAGGATATATTTCTAAAGTAGTGTCTAAATTTAAACCTTCAGCATTTGCTATAAAACATCTTAAATTTGATTGCCATTGTGAGCTAGAAACTTTATTAACTAAAACATCAGATATTTCATCTGAAGGGAATTGGATTAAAAATCTACTAGCTTGAGGAGCAGGAAACATTAGTGCTCCTACTTCTAAAGAAGTTTCAATAATTTCATCTAATCCAGAGTTTGCATCAGGATACGCTGTGTATATTGTAGCGTCTTTTGTTGGGAATATTTTATATACTGCCATTTTATTTTTATAATGGTACTACTCTACCTTGAATATCTGTGTTTGGGTATTTTACTTCAAAAATCATAGGATCAAGTGAAGGATAAAGTACACCGTTTGATGTAGCTCCTTTTATATCGTATGAATACAAAGAATATCCTGATTCTATTCCTGTTTTGTTTACTATTTCAAGATTTTTAACGGTTTGAACTCCTTCTACTCTATCTAATAAAACATATAAATCTCTTAAAATAATAGGCTGATTAATTTGCCAATTGCTTATATCAAAATATACTTGTAAACCATTTATACATCTTGTTATTACATCTGTACTGACATAATTAGGCAAAACAATTATATCAAAGTTAACTCCTATATTAATAACGTAAGCATTTTTAATGTTAATAGAATCATTTAACATTCTATATTGAGATAAATACGTTATAAGATTTTGTTTAAGTGATGGAGAAGGGGCAATTAAATTTCGATTTACATCAAATGTCAAAATATAAAGATCTAAAACTGAATTTGATTCACCAGCCGATAAATTTTTAATTTTGGTTGGTTCAATAAATGCTTTAGCAATGTTTCCATATATTGAAGGCATACTCATTGCTCTAACTAAATAATCATCTTGAGTAACATTTCGCAATTGAGTAGAAAAATTCATCATAGAATTTTGTCTAATTTCTTCAATTGTATCTCCGTCTCCACCTCCACTAGCGGCTATTGGATTTGTAGCTGCTAAAGACCCAAATATGTCGTTTGCTGTGTTAGCGTCTAAATTTTGGTTTAAAAATCTAGCATTAACATTTATTTTAGTAATAGTATTAGCTGCTACATTTGCTCCTACTCCTCCTCCAGTTAAATATCTAACTGTTAAAGTAGTATTTGATGGAGCAATACCATATGTTTTAGTAAATAAAAAGTTAGATGGAGAAAATGCTGTTGTAAGTTTAGTTTGTTCAAATGGTAAACCAATACCTATATTATCTGGGTTAGGTACTATTTCTTCATCCGAATCTGCAGCTGTGCCCGCTCCAAATTGTAATTGTAGTGTTGTAGAATTTTTAAAACGAGTTGTAAAACGACGTTGAATCTTTTTTAGTTTCAAAAGATAAGGAGCATCACTATATAATGATAAATTAGGATCATTTACATTAGTATTTTTAATAGAATTAAATACCATTTCTTGACCTAAATGATCTACTTCATACCAAATATTTCCGTTTGAGTCAACACAATCTAATACCCCTATCATGTTATCAGACACAATATTTACTGTACTAAATTTAACAGGTGAACCAAAAGAAAATGTAGTACTATTTACTGTTGATGAAACTGCTTTTCTACTCTTTTTAAGTAAATAATACACTGGGTTATTACCTGACACTTCATATACAGATATTTCAGTAAAGTCTGTAGAGCTTGAAACTGAAAAATCTACAGCATCTGCTACTAAAAATGAAACAATTGGGGATGTTTGATTACTTACAGTTGTTGATACTGTGAAATTATTTGGAATAAATAATGCATAATTAAAATCTGGAACGTATTGAGATCCTGATAATATTGAAGGGACTTTTTGGTAAAAATCTATATTTGTAGTTGCTACCCCAACCACATTTGGTTTATAACCAAACATATATGCTAATTCAAACAAATTGTTTGATTGACGAGCAAATTGTAAATAGTTTTCTTGTACTTGATTATCTAAATAAAACGATAAAACATCACCTACATAAGCAGCCATTTCCATAAACATCATGCCCGGGGATGCTGGGCTGAAGTCGTTGTATGTTGTAGGGAAGTATGTTTTAGTGTATTCTATTAAACTAGCCCTAAAATCGTCAAAAGTTCTGTTTAAATATTTTATATTTTTATTTGATGCCATTATGCAAATCCTATTTGTATGTTGTCTACTATTCCTGTATCTATAATACTATATGTAATTTTTGCAAACACTTCGTTTGAATCTTGTTGTGGAGTAATATCTATATTTTCTACGTTTATATTTGAAAAATATTTTGCTATTAGATTTTGAATATTTTGTTGTAAAAACTCAAGATTTCCAGTTGTTATTTGTTCAAATAAAAGTGCTCTTAAATTAGAACCAAAATTTGGGTTTAAATATCTTTCATTAGTATTTGTTAAAAAGAAATTTAACAAATTATTACGTATAGCATCTTTAGTAGTATATGTAGAAGGAAAAACATTTGGTGCATTAAAAGGAACAGCCACACCTACAGCGGTGCCGGGGCGTTGATCTATTGGATATATTTTTTTAGCACCAAAAGCCATTATTTCTTACCTATTAGTCCCATTATTTGATCTAAACCTAATTGTCCATCTGGCAATGAACTGCCTTCAGACATTGTATTTACAGGTCCATTAACTTGAAAATCACCAGCAAAGCCCGAAGATGGACCTTGAGCCATTTCACCTAGTATATCCATATATGCCTTTTTAGTATCTATGGCTGGTTTAGGTGCTTGATGTGGTATGTTTTTGGTTGTAAAGTTTAATGTAGTTGATTCGTTAACTGGCATTTTTGGTGCCTTTACAGCCTCGAGTAAAATGTCCTTCAATTCGTCATGAATTGCTTCTTTTACTGCTTCTTTGATAAGTTGTTTAAGGATGTCGGTTTTCATTTGTTATAAATATTGAAAGTATTAAAATTTTATTAATTAAGATTTACATTTGCGTTTATAATCATAAACAGTTGCACCTAAAATTCCATAAGTTGGAATTTGAATACTACCGTCAGATTCTCTTTTATATTTATTATCTATCAAAGGAACAGTAAAAATTGCGCTATCACTACTTTGAATATCTGGGAGGCCTTCTTTTATAAATTTGTCTTTTAAAGAAATAGGAGTAGATGAATCTTTAACGGGAACTTTAACTGTATTTAAACTATTTAAAAGATTTTGCCAATAACCTTGTTCGGGGGTTTCAAATTGAATAGCTGTTATAAGTGAAGCTATTAATTTATTATTAGCAGTAATATCTGGAGATGAAGACACTCCACCAGGAAAATTTGCATTACGATATCTATTACTTGCGTCACTATTATATTTAAATATATTTATAGCTAAATTAGAATATTGTTTTAATCGATTACTCTTAAGAACAGTAAGTAATCTAACTGCTTGTAATGCTTTGCTCATTAGTGGATTGTTCCATTGGTCAAAAAGAGTATTAATGGATACTCCTTTAAATCCTTTAACATTATTTAATTTATCAAAAGCAGGCATTATTTCTCCCTTAGAATTTGTAAATGCTTCTCTATGGATAGCTATTATAAGAGAAAGTATAAATAATTCATGTGGAGTATTTGCATTTGAATTGTAAAATGGAAGGTCACCAAAACGATCAGGGATATAATATGCTTCTCCTTTAAATGAAAGTAGAGGTATAAGATCATTTGGAACATTTTTTAATATAATTGGAGTATTATATCCTTTTGAAGAGTCTGCAAATATACCATTCCCTCCTCCTCTACTTTCACCACATTTTATTAATCTTTCTGTTTTATTTATATTAGCAATAAATTGTATATTGGATTTTTGTTCATTAGTATATCTTTGACTAAGCTCATCAAACAATTGGTTAAAAGATTTATTTGAGGCTTTTTCACTTATAGGCTTAGGTATTGTAGTAGTGGAATCAGGGGAAGAATTTTTCCCAGCTTGAAATAAAGTTGCATTTGCACTTCCATCTCTAAAATATGAAGGAATATCTTTAATATCATAAAATTGTGTTATATTTTTTCCTTTATATAAATTTGCATGAGTTTGATTGTCAAAATCTAATTTAGTAGTAGAATACGGTGTATACCCCCATATAGGATTGTTATTAACTGATATTTTTAGTTTTGAGTTGGGGTCTGATAATCCTTCAATAACTTTTTTATGGTCTTCATCTTTATAAAAATTATTTTTTTGAAATCTTTCCTTTAAATTTTTAATATATTCTTTTATAAAATATTCTATCCACTTAAATCTAGCGGCAGATAGTGTACCCGGAGCATTTGTAATAAGGGGTGTAAATGGTGTTTTTGGGCTTCCTGGAGGGTTGCCTGCTTTTTCATTATCAGAATTAGGAATAGCAGATTCTTGACTTGAAAAATTAAAATTAAAAGTAGTAACAGCATTTAAGTCATCAACTATCATTCTTTCTCCAAACTCTATAAAAATTTTATCTAACCAAGCATATAAAACATTTGCTATTGTTTCGTTGTTTGGTGCAGATCCAGGTTCGACTGAGGCGTTTTTGATATTATATGATGCGTTAGAGCCTGTAACTGTTGAATACCAACCAGTTTGATAAAATATTGGTAAAACTGCTTCTCCCTTTAATGTTAATATAGATGTTCTTGTAGTATAATTTATATCAGATTCAGGATTTTTAATTGTATTTTCATTGTTATCTTCTGTAATTTTAAGAGGGAGGGGATTTAAACTAATTAAACGTGTAGGGTCATTAGGATCTATATTAGACGTAGGATCTTTAGAAGTTTGAATACCTGGGTCTGCTCCTAAAGTATTACTTAACGTAAATGCAGTTTTTATATTTGTAACGTTTGTTGATGCCATATCAATATGCTTTTAAGTTTTCTGTATCTATTCTGATTTTAAGTTCATCTATTAAAACTTGAGGAGTAGTAGTAAAAGAATATTCTGTTTCTATAATAGGAATACCTCCAAAATTTTTACCAACAGCTTTGGCAGTAACTAATTTAGGTGAACTTGCAGCAGGGGCATACGATCCAGTAACTATTTCTAATGTAAATCCATTATATGTTGTGTTATATGCTGTATATACATCAACCTGTGATGTAAGAGATTCTTGGTATTTGTCAAAAACAGATTGAACAAATGAATCAATTGGGGTTAGTTGAGGTGGATTATTTGGATCAGAACATTCGTTTATATGAAGATCTATAGCATTTAATACTTCTATTATTTTTATTACAATGTTATAAACAATATTGGCTGCTATGTTTGTTATATTTATGCGGTTGGTAAGACTATTTAATATAGGGTTTAAAGTATCATCTATATTTGCTTTTGTAGTAAATATATTAGGAGGTACAGGAAGTGGAGGCACTACCTTAGGGGCAACTAAAACATATGCATCTATTATCTGTGATGATACAGTTACTATATTTTTAGTAATGTTTAAGGTAGTACTAGCTATATCTAATGTTTTAACTAATGCTTCAATTGTTTTACTAGTTGGGTTTAATACTTTTAAAATGTTGTTTCTTATATTTATAAGTTCTAATATTTTGTCGTTTGCTGGGCATCCTTCCGGTTGTTTAAAATATCCTTTTAAAGCTTCTATCCCGGCATCAGTCGCCATTTTAACTAATGGAGGAACTACTTTTACAGCCAATTGTATCCCTAAATTAACTAATAAATCACCTGTAGCTTTAGCAGACTGGGGGTTAGGTTTTATTGCCATTATTCTTTTGTAAATGTGGTTTTAGATAAAATTGTACTATCTTCTTTACTTTCTCCTAATAAGTTTTTAATTTTATTCAATATTGGTTCAATTGTTTTAGCAGTAGCAGTTAATTCAAATAATGTAGTATACGTTCCTTCTGTCACTATATCTGTTTTTGCTTTAGATAAAGCCTTATTTATTTCATAAAGTGATGTTAATAATAATCTTAATGTATCTAATAATCTATTTCCTAATACTAAAGGTTCAATAGCTGAAGATCGATTCCCTAAATAAATAGAATTAGAATCTATTGTTACTACATTAGAGTCTAGATTTATATTACCTATAGAGGCAGGTGTAGATAAGTGAATTCCTCCTTGAGAATTTAATACCACATTGTCTGATGTAGAATTTAAAACTATTCTACTTGAATTTAAAAGAATTTGGGGGTTGGAATATTGCTCTAAAGAAGTAGGAAGTGGTGTATTTGAATTTTTGTAACTACCTACGTTATATCCTTTATTTTCTTGTTTTGAAAATGTTTTATTAATTGTAGACAGTTTTTGGGTACTAGTTAAATATATAGATGAATTATCTATATCTGGGTTTTCTATGATAGGGAACCATCCTTCTTCACTTCTATTTCCTTGACCATTTCTGATTATTGTAATGGGGTCTCCACTATTCTTTTTATCAGAACTTTCAGACCACCAATTATAATTTTCAATTGCTTGATTTATATCATAATTATTAATATTAGTACTACCAAAACGAATTGAATTGCCCCATCTACCTTCATATATAATATCTCCTTCAAATGGTAATAAAGGATGAATATTTGCTTTTTCTTTAAAAGTATTACCTAAAAATATGCCAGATGCTTCTGTACCATCAGGGTTGTCTACATTTGGGTCATCTACTATTCTTCTAACTAATCCACCGGTTGTTGATTGGTAATCATTAAGTATTTCTAATGAAGTATCAGGTGTGGGTGGAGGTGGTAAAGCATTATGATGTGGGTGGTTCCACAATGATATTGAATCTAAATAGTATTTTTTAACGGAAGAAAATAGTGCTTGAGAAATTCTATTGCTAGGAAGATCTAATATATAAACTATCTCATTTACTAGTGGATAATGTTTAATATTGGGATAAAATGGATATGCTACTGATAGTTGGGCGCTTGATGGGTTTTTAGAAGATATTTCTACATATTCTATTGCTCCTAAAGCATTCCATCCTCCCAATTCATTAAATCTAGGATGATTAGAAGTTAATACAACACTATATACTCTAACACCTTTAGTTTTTTCAAAAATAGAATTTCCAGATAAAAGTGCATTTGTATTTGGGTTAGTAGAACCCGGGTTGGCTCTTTTTCTATAATTTTCTAAAGAACTCATTACTTGTTTTCTTTATTATTAAGTTTATCTATTTCACCTAACAATTGAGCTTTTTCTTCATCAGATATAAGTAAACTTCCACCTGCTTCTACAGAGGCATTATTTGCTACTACACGTTGAATTATAGTAGCCATTTTAATTAATTGTTCGTCGTTTTTAACTCCTATTTCAAGATATTCTTTAATTAAAGGAACAATTAATGTAGCATCACCAATATTTTCA